AAGTTACCAGTTTCAGAAAAACCAGCTTTCCCAGGACAGATCAAGCCAGGAGCTAAGTCAGACGGAGTAAAGGTTGTTCAAAGAGCTCTAGGACTAGAAGCAGATGGAAGCTATGGTCCAATTACAAAGAAGCACGTAATTAAGTTTCAGGATAACCATGGAAACATTGATTCAAATGGAATTATTGGTCCAAAGACATGGGCAGCTCTGGTTGAACTTCTTTAATGTACGATTATAACGTTAAAAAAGTTACCAATGTTGTAGACGGCGACACAATAGATGTCGATATAGATCTTGGATTTAGCATATCGTATTCACAAAGAGTCAGACTTGCTGGGATAGATACACCAGAAAGCAGAACTACCAATAAAGTAGAAAAAGCTTTAGGTCTTGAAGCAAAAGAATACGTTAAGTCTAAAATAAAAGATGCTAAAAAGGTAACCATAAAGACTGAAAAGCCAGACAGCTCAGAAAAATATGGAAGAATCCTTGGCTGGGTATACGTTGATGACTCTGCAGTATCAATTAATGAGCAGATGATCCAAGACGGATATGCCTGGGGTTATCTAGGAGACACAAAAGTAAAAGATTTTGAAGCCTTAGCTAAGCAAAGAGCTAAAAAAAAGTAGTTGTAATCTAAAATACCTAATGGTATAATAATATACGGGTCGCTCAAAAGAGGGCCCGTATATTAAATTATTCGCTTGAAAGGGGAATAAAATGGTAACAAACTTTGCTATGGATCTTTTTAGAGATCCATTTTTTATTGGCTTTAATCGTGAATTAGATAGAATGGCAAACGTGCATCAAGCAGCAACTCGCCAAACATATCCACCATATGATGTTTTAAAGCTAGACGAGGATACTTTTCAGGTATCAATTGCAGTGGCAGGATTCACAAAAGAAGACATTAATGTATCTGTAGATAATGGTACGCTAATTGTTAAGGGTGAAATCACAGAAGTAACAGACGGTGAGTACCTACATAAGGGTATTGCTGCACGTAAATTCACACGAACATTTGCTTTGGGTGAGTATATGGAAGTTTCTTCGGCTTCAATTGAAGATGGAATGCTACATATTAATGTAAATCGGGTAATTCCAGAAGAAAAGAAACCCAAAGTAATTAAAATTAAATAAGGTATAATAGTCTTGTCCCATCGGATGGGGCACGGGCTAATAGTTACGCCTTAGGATAGACCTGAGCAAGTCTAGAAACTGCTCATTATCAGAAACAAAGAGGAGACGGGAATGGAAACTAAAGAAGTAAGCTGGGAAGAACTATCAGATGCTGAAAAGTGGCATTTGATCGCACAAATAGAAAACAAGTAATAATGCCTATATACGAATACAAATGTGAATGCAGTCCAGAAGATGTCGTGCAGTTTGAAAGAAGCATTGCAGAATCAGAGCCAGAGTACGGCTGCGAACAGTGTGGTTCAGTGTTAAGAAGACACTATGGCACATTTGGTATTCAGTTCAACGGGTCTGGGTTTTATAAAACAGACAATCCTAAATAGCAGTCAACTAAGTTAAATTAATTAGAGTCTTGTGTTATAATTACAAAGTTACATAAATAGTTTATGCAACTTAGGAGACACCTAATTGACACGGAAAGCAAAAGCTTTACTTTTCAACCTAATTATATTAGGGTGGTTGTCATTTTCAAGCATAGAATATGCTAGCGCAGAAGGATCCCTAGAAGAATCAATTATAGTTGCACTGGGCACAGCAACAACACAAATTCAAGAATCTGAAGCAGCATCATCGGCGGTTGCTCCTTTAGTACAAACAGCTATTACAGAGGCTCAGCAGGCTCAACAGGCGTCTACGGAGGTAGGAACACAGGTATCAACAGCAACATCTAGCGTTAATGCAGTAAATAACGCAATAACAGTAGTTACAAATGCTACTGGAGTAGATCAAAGCTCTTCTGTTATTATTGAGGCTAAAGGAACTGTAACTAACGCACAAACAGCAATCGATGCTATATCAACAGTTATTGCTCAATCTGAATTAGCACAAGCAAATACAGCCAGATCAGCAGTAACTTCTGCTATGAATACTGCTTCTACGGAATTTTCACAGGCAAATGCCTCTATTTCAAATGCCCAAGATGCTATTAATGCTCTTCAAGCTACAATTGCTAGCGTTAGAACAGTCCTTGAAGGCGTAGACGATGCTGGAATTCAAATGATTCTTCCATTCTCAATGCAGATGGGTGGAGTAACATATAACTCTATCTATGTGGGGTCTAACGCAACTATAACATTCGGCGCAAACGAAGGACATGTTTATTGGGATACTCCAGGGGCACCATCAGTTTCAGTAGGCGGTATGGACTGGACAACCTGGAGTTATGGATCTGGAATTACATACTCTACAACAGCAAACAGCTTAGATATTGCTTGGGATCTTCGTGCATTTCCTACAACAGACTCCTCAATTCAACTAACACAATTAAGATTTAATGCTGATGTCAACCCTACAACAGGAGCATGGATCGCTAATGTTTCTGGTGTTGGCCCATGGGTTGATGCAACTAGATGGAATTATCGTCCAACCAATAATGGAACAATTATAGCAATTGTTGATCAGGACACTGTTGGAACAAATGAATTTCAAGGTTCTTTGAGTCAAGGAAACTACACAGTTCCTTCATCAACAACAGATAATTCAGCAATTCAGACTACAGTAGATAATGCTAATGCTCAACTTGCAGCTTTAAATCAAAGAATTACAGGCATTGTGGTTCTCAATTCTAGCAATCAGCAATTAGTAAATAGCATTCCGTCAGTTGCTACCATTCAAAACGGCATAAATGCAGCAAATACAACAAAGGCAAATCTTCAAGCACTTTTAACTACTAGGGCAACTAGCCTTACTAATGCCATTAATAACTACATTCCAACGCCACCACCCATAATTGAAGACATAGTTTATTCGGACGGAACTGCAACAATTCAAATGTCAATGCCAGAAGGTTACACTGCTAATACATGGTTTTATCAGGTGTCTACAACAGATCCAGATGCGGTAAACCCCTACGCTGGACAAACATTAAATACAGATGGCTCACCGACAGAATTTGAAATTTCAGGATTGACACAAGGAGCAACATACACAATTTCTGTTGCTAACTGGAGTGGGTCTACTAGCGTATATGATCAATTTACTCTTGAAGTTCCAGAAACTACTCCAATTTATGTTGTTGCAGCACCTTCACAACCACCTGCAGTAGAACCTCCACCAGTTGAGCCTCCTGCAGAAGAACCTCCTGCAGAAGAACCACCAGCAGAAGAACCACCAGCAGAAGAACCTCCTGCAGAAGAACCACCAGCAGAAGAACCTCCTGCAGAAGAGCCACCTGCGGAAGAGCCTCCTGCACCAGCAGAGGAAGCACCTTTGACTGTAGAAGAAGTAGTAGAATTAGTAGAAGACTTAATAGGTAGCGGAGAGATAACTGCAGCAGATGCAGAAGCAGTTTTAGATGCATTGTCTGCTGACGGAGAAATTACATCATCTGAAGTAACAAATTTATCTAATGCTTTATCTGCAGACGGAACATTTAATCTTGCAGAAAAAGATTTAGTTGCTGACGCTTTAGTTCAATCAGCAGAAGGTGAGCCAGTTACTGCAGCAAATATCGAAGCAGCAGGACTTGAATATCGTGATCTTCCTCCACAAATTCCAGTAGAGGTTAGAGCAGATATTAATGGAAATCCAGTTGTTATTACTGCAGAAGTGGCATCAGCTTTATTGACATTAGAAAGCCCAGCAGCATTGGCAGGAGCAATTTCTGGATGCTTTAACCCAGAAGAGGCAATAGAAGGATTAACAGAAGAACAGCAGTGTGAAGTATTTAAAGCATTGGCAAATATTGGCGCAGACATGAGCCCACAAGAAAGACAAAAGGCTAAAGAAGTTTTAGTTGCTGCTGTTCTTGTTGGACAGGTAATTGTCGGTAGCGCTATGATAAGGAGAAAGTAAATGAACTGGTTAAAAAAGAGAATAATGGCTATACTTAGCGAAAACTTTACATTCCTAGGATTCTTCGTTGCCTGGGTAGTACTAGAGGGTAGCGCTAAGACAGTAGTTGGCTATATGACCCTTCTTTCAGTTGCTATATGGTTTTTAACCATAGGCATCCGTGAAAAAGCTGAAAAAGACGGAGAGTAGGGTATAATAGACTTATATTAGATGGGACCAGGGTGGCCCCAAGAATTCGAGGATATAATGATGAAAAGTTTAAATAACGTACTTATGCGTATTGTTGCGGTATTCGCAGCTTCAGGTCTTGGAGTTATCGGTGCTGGTGCAGTTGCTGGTATTTCAGTTGTAAAGGCTGTAACAGTAGCTGGTCTAACAGCAGTTGCAGCAGTAGTTGAAAAACTTGCTCGTGCATTCATGGATGACGGAAAGCTTACGCTTGATGAAATTAACGCAGCATTTTCTTCAGTTGATAAAGGTGCAAAAACTGCAGCAGATCTTCAGGTTGAAGCTCGTCAAAATGGACAAGATATTGTTGTTTCTGCAGCTCCAGTTGCAGCAGCAGTTGCAGTATCTGAAGCCACAGCAGATCTAGACCCAGACTACAACTAAATGGTATACTAGTATCATGAAGAACTACAAAATAAAGTTAGACGTAGAAATTGAAATTCAAGCCTTTAATGAGGCGGATGCAAAAGAATATGTCAGCGATATTTTTGGTACCGACGAAGAAGTTAAATCAATTAAGATTGTTTCAGTTAAGGAAAAGTAATGGCTAAAGACGGATACAAACCAACATCAGGAATGCAGGCAGCAGCTCGCAGAGCAATTAAGCTTAAAGAGCAAGGAAAAGCAAAAGGCGCTGGAACTGCTGTAGGTTGGACTCGTGCAGGGCAACTTGCTAGAGGAGAATCTTTAAGCCTTGATACAGTAAAAAGAATGTATTCTTTCTTTTCCCGTCATGAAGTAGATAAAAAAGGAAAAGACTGGGATAACGCAGAAAATCCATCAAATGGAAAAATTATGTGGCTAGCCTGGGGCGGAGATGCAGGATTTTCTTGGTCTAGAGCTATTGTAAATCGTGAAAAGAAATCTGAAAAAATGATTAAAAGTAATGAATTAGCAGAAGAGATCAAATCTATTTTAGACGATGTAGTAAACCCAATTACTGATGAAATTGAAATTGAGGATTTAATTGAAAAATCATCAAAAGAAGAAATATATAAGTCTGATGATGAAGATGAAGATAAATGGGATAATGAAGTACAGAAATGCTGGACTGGTTACAAACAAGTAGGCATGAAAGACAAGAATGGAAAAATGGTTCCAAACTGTGTTCCCGTAGAAAAGGTAGAAAAAATGGACAATAGTATTGAAAAGGCTGTAAAGCCAGAGATCTCAAAGGACACCCTTTTGGAAGTCATCAAAGAGCTACAAGAGGTTATCGTTGGCATCATAGAGACTGAAGATGAGATGGAAGCCCCTGAATCAGAGACAGAAGATATAGAGGTCGAAGATGCCAATCCGCCAGCTATCGGTGATCCAAATAAAAATGAAGTAAACTGGCCAGTTGCCAAAGGCGACGGCCAATTAATTATTAATGAAAAAGAGAAGGAAATTCTTGATGAGGCTAAAGAAGAAGAGCCAATTAAGAAGTCTAGATGGGACAATATGTTCGATCCAGCCTCTTTTGCTAAAAGTAAAATAAGCACAAAA